CTCTGGCATTGGCAGCCGGATCGACCACACCAGGAATCCATTCACCGAGGCCCTTAATGGCCTCAGTATGTACAGCCGGCTCGGCCTGCCCCCGGTAATATTCTGCGTACAGGTAGACGACACCGGTCTCCAGGTTCTTGGCCCCCCAGATGACCGCCGTCTTCTTCCACCCCACATCCATGCCGTAGGCCCTGACGTAATGCTCAGGGATGGGGAAGTCCTCGACGATAAGATCCTCTTCGTCCATCGGGTAGATGGCACCGGACCCGAGCGATGGGATGCCCTTGGTCCTGGCCTTGCGCTGGTAAGCCGGATATGAGTCGTAGAGCTCCTCCTTGGCCTCTTTGGTGAGGTGTGGCACTTCATCCCACGTACAGGGGACGAGGATCTTGCGCTTGTGGATGACTGGCTTCCCTGAGGTGACCCGGCCACCAGGCAGACACGATTTAATTAATTCTGTGATACCTAGCAGTGGCGTAAAGGTCAGGATCAAGAGCCCATTTGTGGTCATGGTCCTGGTCAGACATTCAACATAAATATCAATCGGTGGTTCCTCATCCAGCCAAATAACGTCCTGCTCTGTACCCTGAAAAGCCTCGCGGCGCTGATCGTAACTCTTGAACACCAGCACGCTATTCTCACCTGAGACGTGCTTGATATAGGCAATCTCAGTGGTGTCAGGAACCCCAGTCTTGGGCCGGGTGTAGACCAATAAATTACCAGGGATCATACCGGTACCGTGATTGCCAGCCGGCCCTAACATCTTTATGTTGAGGATGTCTCGCACGGTCTGAAACTTATCCCCACAGGCCCAGACTTTCACAGGATGGTCAAAGCGACGACCTTCCCACCACCTCGGGTATTGGCCCGTGAGGTGACAGGTACACTCATAGGCTCCGACACCTTCGGTCTTGCCCACCCGGTTCGCGGCTAGAAAGAGCCGTTCTCGATGCTTTTTCCCGGCCTTGAAGTAGGCGAGTTGTTTGGGGTAGAGATCACGACGCAACCTTCCGGTATCAGGGTAGAAGGCTTCCAGCTTGTTCAGGGCTCTTTGAGCTTCAAGAGCTTTCAGGGTTGGTAAGCTGCTCAGCAAAAGCGATGAGTGTTCTAAGTTTTTCATCAGTTAAGATCTTCCTTCCTGGGTCAGGGATCAGTGGAGCACCCCCGCCGCCAGTCAATTCGTGTCTTTCCCGGTACACTTCAGGCAAGGCACCTTTCAACAGGAAAATGAGCAGCACGTCGCTGTATTTGCGGATCACCAGCGGCTTACCATCAGAGCTGGTAGACAGTTTTCCCTGATAGATAACAGGCTCCTCGATACCTTGGATCGCTCGACGGCGGGCTTCTGAAACGAGAGCGTCGGTGGCCTCAACCTTGGCTTCCTCAAAGGCTTCGGCATAGGTTGAATCCTTTTCGAGCCACTTGTAATGCCTTTGGCGTGAGATCAGGGCGATTGCGGCGGCATGGGTGATTGTGGCGCATTGCCTGTACTCGGCTAAGAAAGCATCCTGCCTTTTCTTTTTAGCCGCCTCTGTTTTGCTCACCTGCTGAGTCTTTTTCTTTTTATTCATTGGGGTTATCCTTTCTCACGATGCCCTCCGAAACGTCTTGATGGCCTGGCGTGCCAGTTTCACAATCTGGATGTTGGCGTTATCAATGCGCCGTCGTTTCTCTTGGGGGTTCAAGTATCCAGACGACCAGGGCTTCCACAAAATCCTCGTAATTGTCGTACTTCTCAGGCACCGGCTTCCCTAGGACTTCCTCCCGAACGAACCGGGCCATATCGAAAAACTTCTCTGGAGTTTCGATGATTTGAGGGATGCCTATGGTCTGGGCACATCGTTCTTGACTAGGCAACGGGCACTTCCACGAGTGCTGTCTTGGGCACAAAGAGGCGTCTCCCAATGCGTCGTACAGGGATTTTTCCCTCCCCGATTAGGCTATACACGGTGGCACGCCCGATGCCCAAGAAGGCTTGCACTTCCAGAGGTGTCATCATTTGAGGTAAATCCTCAAGGTTTGTTTGTCGGTTAATCATCTTTCTCACCACTCCCTTCAGTCTCGTTGTATGAACAAAACTTGGTCGTACTGACGGCCCTCTTACCTCCGTGTGGGTCGGGCAATCATTTTGTGTTTGGGTCAAGCCCGTATGGACAACGGGCTGCGCCATGTACTCAGAAGCAGTGCTTTCGAGCCACGCGATGGAACCGCCAGGGTGGCGGCTCAGTCGTCATCCCAGCAGGTACGACACTGGGTGACTAGAACTATTATAGCAGAATACCGCTAACCATAACTTAACTGTCACAGAGGAGGAGGATAATGATCCTAAGAATAGCCCTGCGGTCAGGTCCCTGGCTTTGGCTAGGGTCTAATGCCCTGGTCGTGGGGCGATTCCTCAGCATTAGGAGGAACGAAATGTCAGCCAGTAAGAAAGAAGCGGACTCGCCGCCAGTCGAGAAATCCCAGCAAGAATCCTCACACAGAACTTTCTCTGAGTTCCTAGACTGTGTCCGTCAGTTCTCTGTTGAAGAGCGCCGAGCAGAACTGACAGAACCAGGCGATTGGATGGCTTTGCCTCTAGATCCAACTCAAGAACTCAACACCGCGGACGGGAAAGAACTTCTGAAATACGTCTGGGATCATTGGGCAGAGTTCAAGGCGAAAGAGCTGGAAGCGATCCAAGCATATTTTGTAGAGCATCTGAAAGGTGAGGATAACCGCGGGATTATTATTGCGAATGCAGTCCGATCTTGCATGTTGGAGCACAGCGAGGAACTCGAGTCGGATGACGTTCGCATCGGAGAGCTAAAACAAGAGACTCAGGGTTCCCAAGCTGATCTCCCAGCGACGACAGCCGAAGAGCAGGAAGCGGATACGACAGCCACAAATAGAGCCAGGGTTCAGGCTACCACTGAGAAAAAGTCAATATTTCCGGCCCCACCGGGAACACCTTGGGGAGAAGTTAAAATCGACTTCATAGAGGAGGGGAAAATCAAAATCGAAGCAAGGGGGAACGTCGGTGAATATTTTTACGACGAGATTGGTTTTGGAAATAAGCGAACCCACAAACCCACCAAATTATGGGTGGCATTTCGGAATCTCGCTATGTTAAACGGGTGCGTGTCAGCACACGATCTTAGTAACGAGATCGAGGAAAAGAACTTCTCAAAGTATATTTCTGACCTGAGAAAGAAACTCATCGGATTGACGGGAATTAGGGGCGATCCATTTTTCGATGTTGCCGAGATTTCAAACTACCAGGCAAGGTTTAAACTCCAAGCCACATTCTTCACCACTGATAGGCCGCCCAAATCGGATCAGTCTTACGAAGAGAGTTTTGACGAGGAGATCAGCCACCAAAAATTCAAAGCAAAAGGGAAACGCAAACCCACCTCTGATCAACAATTTAAACGTTCCAGATGAAATTTCATCTGAAATTTCATCTGAAAAGCGGCCTTATTAAGATCTTTTAGGGCTCCCCTCTCCATTCGTTAAATCACTGTCCCCACTACCCTTAACGAATATTCTCATATTCTCAGGCAAGCCGAGGCTCGTCTATCGATGAAATTTCAACACTACAGGGTGAGAGCAGTTTTTCCACTGGAGGAACATATGAAGAAGGAAGATGTTGAAAAAATCCGGCGTATAGAGTCGGTCTGCTTGACGGTAATTGACTTTGGCCGTCTGATCTCTCGTCGCCTTGATGAGTTGGAGGATAGAGTCAGGAAATTGCAAGCCAAGCAAGAAAATCCGGCAAAAGGAAACGCCAAGCACCGTCGGGACTAAAAGGATGAACATCACTGTCGAAAACATACGGAGACTCGATCCGGTGGGACTGAATGAGGTTTAGCTATGCCTAAACGGAAAACTAAATTACAGAAGCGCATCAATCAATTAGTTCGCGAGAAACACGAGCTTCTACGCAAGATCAAGGAATTGCTCAGGGAACGTGACAACAAGCCGAATCCCGCTCTAAATGAAACCCAACGGGAAGCGACACGCACTCAAAATTGTGAAGCGAAAAGGAAACTGAAGGTGATCTTCGCTCAGTGCCAGGGGGATAGGTGATTTGATGGCAAACCCACAAGCCGAAAACGGACATACAGATATTGCCCATGAGGTGCTGGAAGCTCTCATGCAAGCGAAGCTCACGGGCACTCAATGGGATCTCGTGATGGCAGTGATTCGTAAAACCTGGGGATTCAACAAAAAGCAGGATTACATCTCCCTTAAACAGTTCCACGGGCTCACAGGTCGACATCGGAATCAGATCGCCCGGGAACTTTCAGCCTTACAAGATCGGAACATCCTTCAGCAGACCCAAAAACCAACTCTAAGGCGAGCGGCAAAATGGAAGTTCAACAAGGATTGGGAGGCATGGGTATCACCTTCTAGGGTGACCCCTAGATCTAGTAGTGCCACCTACGAGGTGACACAACCTATTGGAGTCACCTTGGAGGGTGACGAGTCACCGCCGAAGTTAACCTACAAAAGAAAGAAGAATAAGAGAAGAAATAAGAATGCGGCTCCTTCCGTCGCCGACCCTCGCTTTCAACCCCTGAAGAAATTCTTCCACGAACAGTATGAGGGCATTCGAGGAACCAATCTCGACACCAACGTTTCCGACTACAAGGCCCTCTCAGATCTGCTGAAGCGACAGCCCGAGTTATCGCTTGAATATTTACAGCAGTCAGCCCTTATTTACCTGAAGGACGACTACGCCTTTCATGTGAAGCAAGGGCACCCACTCAGATTCTGGGCCAGTAACATTAACCCGTTCCTGCCAGGACGAAAACAACAGGCAGGCGACTTGAAGGAATTGAACTGATGCAACCCCTCCCGCGTGAAGATGAAGCCGAGAAAGTCATCCTGAGTATCGCCCTGGCCCGGCCCGACTACTTCAACCGGATACTTGAACTCGTTGATGAGAAGCACTTCTACGTGGAATCCTCGAGGAAACTCTTCGCCCAGATGAAACGACTACACCAGGAGGGCAAGGCTTTCGTTGCTGCAGAACTCTACAAACAGGCGGGTGTGCTTCCATCTGAGTTGTCTGAGTTGATCTGCTATGCGCCAGTAACGAACCTGACGCCTTATTGCCAGTCTGTTCTGGATGCCTGGAGACGACGGGAGGCAATACGAGTCCTTCATGAAGGTGGGTCCAAATTGATGTCCCAAAAGGGATCTATTGAGATCATCTCAGAACTCCAGGCGGCCCTGATTGGCCTCTGTAAGGGAGCAGAGACAAATCTCTTCACCCTAGAGCAAAGCCTGCACAGTGCCTACCAAATCATCTGTGACTCGATGGAGAGCCGAGAGTTTCCAGGTGTTCCATCTCATCTCCCAGTTCTCAATAAGCTGATTGGAGGTTTTAGAAAGGGTAATTTGATCGTTATTGGAGCCCGCCCTGGAGTTGGAAAGACAGCCATCGCCACAAACTTCATACATCACCTGATCCGCAAAGGACACAAGGTGCTCTTCGTATCTGCGGAGATGACCAAGGAGGAAATCGCCACACGGCTGTTGTCCATTGAAAGCGGGGTGCCGGCGGATCTGCTTATCAACAAGCCCAACCATCTCAAGACAGCAGAACTGGATGCCATCAGCAAGGTGGTCTCAAGACTGGCTGAGAAGCATTGCTTCTTACTCGATGAGCCCAACGTGAGATCTGATCGCCTGTTCCTGGCCGCAGGTTCGGCAGCACAGCAGATGGGAGGCCTGGACTTTGTGGTGGTGGATTACTTGCAGATCTTAGAGGGCCGCACGAAACAGCACATCCGGTCAAAGGCCGACTATCTGGCGGAGATCGTTAAGGATCTGAAGGCACTGGCGAAACGACACAACATACCTGTCCTAGCCCTGGCCCAACTCAACCGAGATTCGGAGCAAGGCAAGCCATCACTGAGGAGTTTCGCGGATACCAGCCAGATCGAAAAGGAATCGGATGTAGCCATGATTCTCTGGAGAGATAAGAGAGACCAGGGGGACTGGGATTATCAGCTCCGTATCGAAAAGAACCGAAACGGACGGACGGGCTTGATCCGACTCCATTTTGACGCGGAGAGAATGTATTTCAGTGAGGAACAAAGAAGTCCTGTCAATGCCTGAGCCAATGCGGACAGTAACAGAAGCAACGGAGAGGGAACGGATCGAGGAGAGCTTGATCAGTGTCCGTGAAGTGCTGGCCTACCTGGATCAAGACCGCTACCTGAATCTGGCCCAAGCCTCCGAGTATCTCAGCATTTCGACACGCACCATCAGGGACCGGGATGATATTCCCCGCTACCGTATCGGCACGAAGATGCTGTTATTCAAACGGAGCGAACTCGATGGATGGATGGCCCAGTACAGAGAAGGTGGGGATACCGAGTTGAACCAACTTGTCGATGAAACCTTGGAGAAGGTGATATGACCCAGGTGAATCTAACAAACTATCAGGGTGTCAACCCCCATGAACACTGGCTTTCAGGGGTGCTATTGGTGCTTGGGTGCGTATGGGGTGCGGAAACGACCTGTATCCGCTTGCACTGTTTTAGGTGTATTTTAGGGGTAAATGCTTAATTATTAACCACTTAGCGAGGAACGTATGACTCACTGCAAAAAACATCCTAATTATGACCCCGTTCTACTTGGGGAACCAGACCCATCATGCCTTCGTTGCTGGCAAACCTACGCTCGTCACTGCCATCAAGACAGGATTGAATTTGAAAAAACATCCTCGTCGGACTCTTCAGTGGGAGCCGGTTTCAGTGGAACAATCGCCAGAGAAAACTGGCGTTGGACTTCTACAAGGCAAGTGAGCGGGAGGCGACCTGACATCCGGAATCTCTTTTGCGCGTATTGCATTCGCCATGTTAGAGTTCGGCAACTACTCACATACTGTTCTACTTTTCAAAGGAGGATGACAATGAAGGCAACTTACCAACATCTCTGGCTATGGTTTTTAGTCGTCATTCTGATGGTGCCGACTGCCTATGGTCAGGGTGAAACAATTCTGGGTGCCTATTTTATGAACGGCAACACCAATGTGTTCAGCTCGCGTATCTATCTCTGGAATTCGTCAGATAACCCTGGAGATGTAACGGTTCGGGTGTTCACGCTTCCCCTAACAAGTGGCATGACTCAGGAGCTGACCACTACACCGCGGGCTCTCGGGACTTTGGGAGCGAAATCGGCCTTCAACATCAAGTTGGATGTAGACATCCTGACCCCCATAGGGGTCCCAGTGCCCTACACAGCCGATGGGGGCAACCTGACACTGGAGTTCACCATTGGGGTGGCCGGTGTCCAAGGAGTGGCCCAGGTCTTCTCGGGTGACTTCGCCTTTGGCACTTACCCGTTGCAAGTAATCTCTGCAAGTACTGGCGGATCGTTCGGATCGTTCCGATCGTTCCCCGTCCAAAACACCGCCAGCGGGGACGGTGCGCTCAACAGCAACACCACCGGCTTCAACAACACCGCCAGCGGGGCAAATGCGCTCCTCAGCAACACCACCGGCTCCAACAACACCGCCAGCGGGAGGGGTGCGCTCCTCAGCAACACCACCGGCTTCAACAACACCGCCAGTGTTCGGCAACGTGATGGAGGAGGAGAGAATGTCTTCCCAAGCGGCTGCTGCTGCCAAAAGGTTACTCAAAGCCGTTGTGGCATCAAGTATTCCCAAAGCACCGGTATCTAGAGTGATAGATGCTGCCGGTGGGCTGCCGCCCCACTTAAAGGCCACACCAGGCGATTCCAAAATTAACGGTCCTCCTGCCCGGAGGGGTCGAAGCTGCAAAACTCCCCCGTATCCCAGGAGTAGGATCACAAGAATCGCCGATGCTGTTCTCCACTGATTTGTTTTCACCGCTCCTCCTCCCTTCGGCCCAGGAGTCTACTTGCGGCAGCTGTGTCCAAAGGTTCCCCCACCAAAAGGTCTTTAACCAGGCTGGTAAAGTTGTCGTAGGAGACGGGACGTCTTACAACTTCATCAGGTATCAGTGGTGCAGTTCTGGAAAGGTTTTGCTGGCTCTCTTGGTTTCGTTGCTGCATGGATTTGCTGGTATCAACCAAGAGGTTGGCATTGCCCATGCCGTTGACAACAGTTCGGGATGTTCCCGTCCCTTGCACCAGAAAAGCCCCTTGAACTAGCCCGATGGGGGCCGAGAAACCAAGTGAGCTCTCCTTGTTCATCAAGAGTAGGTATTCTTGCCCAGGAACATATCGTGGCATTCCTTCG